GCCAACCAGGCCGCGCAGGTTGCCGATCAGCGCCTTGAAGTCGTCCTGGAACTGAGACCCGATGTCTTCCCTGAGGTTGTTGAACTCACGCCGCAGCGCACCCAGTTGTCCTTCGACCGTCTGCGAGGCTGCCGCATGGGCGCCCTGGATCTTGGCGCCTTCCCGAATGACCGCGTTGTAGCGGAGCTGCTTCTCCTCGGCCTCGGTCAGGGCGCGTCCGAGTTGAAGCTGGGCGATCTGGGCATCCCGCTGGAAGTCGACGAACAGTCCCAAGGTGCGCAAGCCGCGCGAGGCGCCGGACTCGATGGCCATCACGATGGATTCCAGAGCCTCGCCGGCGGCGATGTTCTGGACCGCGGCGGCGTCCTTAGCGAGTTTTGCCAGACCTTGGGCCTTCGACAGTTCCAGATCGGCCACGATCAGCCGCTGCACGGCGTGCGCCGCTTCGGTATACTCGAAGCCGATCTCTTCGATCGCGGCGACCTGCCGGGCCGCAGCAGCCGCCCCTACGCCGTGGGCGTTGGCCAGCGCCATGAGCGAGGCCTCGGCTTTGGCATTCTCGGCCGCCATCATGACCGAGCCGACGGTGAACTCCTTGGCCCAGGTGAGAGCGCTTTTAATCGCGTCGGCGAGCAGGTTCCCTGCGGTGGCGCCTTTCACCATGGCCGCGGTCATGCCGTCGATTCCCTGCGCCGCGCCTCGGGCGGTCTTTACCGCCGAAGCCTCCATGCTGGACAGGCTCGCGTTGACGCTTTTGATGGACGCATTGGCCCTGTTGGTGTCGACTTCAACGACGAGTTCGAGCCTGTTATCGGCCGGCATGAGGACGTGTAGGAATTGCTACGCTGAGCACTGGATGAGGCTACCGAACGGGGAACGGGCCATTGTCGATATTCAGAAACTGACGGCCTACTGCTTAAACCTTCAACACACCCGAGGGCGCCACAAGGCGCGCGTCTTTGCCTCACTCGGCATCACGGAAGGGGACGCGGAAGCGCTGCGCGAGGCGTTGATCGACGCGGCCCGGAATGGTGAGGCGTTGCCCGGCCCGTCGACCCCTTATGGGCGTCGCTTTACCATTGATTTCGAGTTCCAGTGGGGCGACCGAAAAGTACCCATCCGCAGCGCCTGGATCGTTCGCAATGGCGAGGACTTGCCGAGGTTGACGACTTGTTATGTACTGTAGGGAGAGGCAGACTATGCCGGAAATCGATCTGCATTCCGTTGTTGCCCTTCTGGAGGACCTCCCGGAACACGGTCTGGTCCGCGGCCAGGTCGGGACCGTTGTGGAGAGTTGGGCACCCGGAGTGTATGAAGTCGAGTTCAGTGATGATCAAGGGCGCACATACGCGATGGTTGCCCTGACGGCGGAACAACTCATGCGCCTTCATCACGAACCGGTTCATCAGGCAGCTTAGGGCCGGCTCGCGTTCAGCCTTTCCCGGTTGCATCTCTCCTGCTCTTCCTCGAGCACAACCAGCCCCAGGAATTCGTCTGCCCGGATCTCGTCGAAGCCGACCCGGACGCCCAACTTGAGCGCCGCCCGGATGTCGAGCACACGCCGCAGCAACAGGCCCGCCTCGGAGGATTGCGCCGCGTCCAGTTTGTCCAGCGGGCAGTGGTCGCAGCGGCCGCCATCGTCCGGAGCGTCGGGGCAGAGGCCGGGATCGCAGAGTTCCTCGCGGCGGAGCGCCCAGTGAATGAGGAACCGCAGGGAGGGCCGTGCGGGCCACTCCCCGGGCGTCAGTTTGGGTCGCCAGTCTCCTGAAAAGCGCCGTCGAGAGCGTCGATCGCGGCTTTGACGGCCACGGCCTGGTGGATGATGGGCACTTCGCCCGCGTAGCCCTCAGTGGATTCGAGCAGCTTCTTGAAGAGCGCACCCGCCGGGGCCAGGTTGATGATCAACTCCTGTCGGTTGTAGGGCAGATCGAGCACCCGCGCGAAGCCGCGCCGGTATTCGAAGACGTCCTTGGCCGAAGGCATCTTCAGGGTGTGCGCCACCGTGCCACAGAGGACGCGCAGCGTCACTCGAAAACCGTCGCCCACTTGGACCACGTCATCGACGTCCGACTGGCTCAACTGCTCGATGATGCGGCTGGCTTCGAAGGCATCGACCTCCGGCGCATTCTCCTCGGGCACTCGGATCTTGGCAAGTAGCGCAGCATCGGCTTCCGCAGAGTCGGGGATCGTCGTTTCCGACACGCCCCGCCCCAATTGCTTCACGATGACCTTGCGTTTCTTCTGGCGGTCGATCCATTCCTCATCAGTCGGGAAGCGCACACGGATTGGCTTCACGCCATCGGGCGTGCGCAGGTGAATGGTGATGGGTTGCTTTGCGTCAAACATGAGGGTTCTCTCTACTGGGCGATTCCATCAACGTTGCACTTGGCCACGGCAGAGACGATGCCGTTGGTTTCGTCCCACATCGGCAGGCAGTCGACCGAGACCGTGACGATGCCGTCCGTCTCACCGACCTCGGCAGAGGCAAAGGAGACCTTGTGCCAGGTGATTTCGAGCGAGTTGTTCGCATCGTAGGTGAGCGCTATCGCCGCCGTGCCCGTGGTCTGGCTCTTGAGCTTCGTCAGTTCCGTGGACCCGTTCTCGAAGCGGGCGACGAAGCGCAGCGCGCCCTGGCGGTTGCCGAACTCGAGGCGGCCGCGGATGGCGCCGCTTGCGCCGTCGCCGGGCGTCTGGAAGCCCGAGCCGGGATAGAAGCCGCCATCGAGGCGGACGTTGTTCTTCCAGGAGGTCTCGAGCGAAACGATGTTCTTGTTCGAGACGTAGTTGACGCCGTTGATCGAGAGCGCCAGCGACGCCGACGGCAGGAGCTTTTCGACCGTCGCCGACGGCATGGTGATGCCCGAGGGCTCGGTGGTCTTGCCGGACCCGACGAACTCGACGGTGATCTTCGAGTTCGCGCGGCCGGGTCCCGAGCCGATCGAGATCGTCCAGCCTTCGACCACGCAGCCCACAGCCATCCGGTCCACGACGACGCCCGCGCCGGGGCGGATCTGCTCGACGAAGGAGAAGTAGGGCAGCTCAGCCGCATCGCCATTTGCGGGGAACAGCGGCGTGCAGGTGTAGGTGAAGTTCGGCGTCGTGCCCGACTTCACGACCTTCCCCAGGCCGAACGCCATCGCCCACGCGCCGATCTCGGCGCCCAAATATTTCTCGAGCGTCCCGTTGACGTCCCATGAGGTCTGGAAGGATTGCGTCGGAAACTCGTGGCCCTTGCCGAATTCCTCGGCGTCGTTCTCAGTGTTCAGCTTCGGGTTGGCGAGCGCGGCATTCAGCTTCCGCAACTGCCACATCTGCACGCCGGTGTTGGGCGTCGCAATGTCGGCCTGCTTCTGCTCACCGAAGCAGATCTGGATCTCCTGCATCCGCGCGACGGACATCAGGCATTACCTCCTCTTTTGTGACTTGCCGCCAGCCGCGCACCATGAGCGGCACGATCTTTGCCGGCGTGGCTTCCACTTCCTGCACCTCGCCCTCGGGCGAGCGCATGAGCACGGTTTCAGTCATCTCCCATCTCCATAAAGCTGAGCGGCACTTCAAAATAGTCGAGCCCCTCGGCGTCGGTCTGCCGCTGGATCAGCGGCAGGTCCATCGGGTGGCACGACGGATGGACCGTGGCGTTGAGCAGCGGCACACCCGCCGACGCCGGCACACCCTTCGTGATCAGCCGGAACAGCCGGTAGTAGGCGGTGGGTGGATCGCCCTCGAAGGTCTCGCGCACTCGCAGATAGAGCGTCACCTGGTGCCGCCAGACATCCACGCTGCCGAAACTCGAGGGCTGCGTCCCCTGCCATGCGGCCATAATCCCCGGCGCGGGCATGTCGTGGATTGCCGCCGCGAGGCTCGAGCGCTTCGGATACCGGTCGTGGTAGGCGAAAATCCGCTGCTCATCGCCGCCCACCTCGGCGACCAATTCCGGGATGTCGCGCAGGAGGGCGACCAGATTGTCGACCAGTTCCGCCGGATTGATCATCGCTGCTTCCCTCCCAAGGCGCGCTCGACAAGCAAGCGGGACTTCATGGCATCAAGCATCTTGCGCGCCGCCTCCACGACTGCTGTCTTGTTCTTCGGCGAAAACACCATCCACGCCTCGCGCTTCTGATTCGCCCAGGCTTTGATCCGGTCTTTGCGGGTCGAAACGTTCGCCTTGGCGCGGTTCTCGCTCACCGTGCGGACCTGGAAGTTGCGCAGCAGGTCGCCCGAGAAGGTCAGGTTGCGGCGATTGCCCTTGCCTTTCCTGGTCTTCCAGATCGCGTAGCGTTTGGTGAGCGGCTTGGCGGCGGAATCCTCCGGACCCTGCGCCGCGGCAAGCCGCGCCTTCACTGCCGCTACGCCCGCGCTCCCCAGTTCATACATCTGCCGCTGGCGGAAATTGAGCAGGTCGAGCCGCAGTTGCTTCTTTTGGTAGACACGGACGCTGGGCATCGATCGCCCCAGAGAACTTGTGCGCAATTGCCCACAAGTCGCAAACCTCCGCCAGATTTGGCGGAAGTCTGACTTCCGGAAGATTTTCCGGAAGTCAGCCGGCCTTTCGGAGCCGTAGCACGGCGGCACCCTCGGCGTCGGCCTCGATGTCGAAGACCTTGTACCGAGCACCTTCGATCTCGACCTCGTCCCCGCGCACGGGCGCCGCAGGTAAATCCGCCATCCGCACAAACAGCACCGCATAGACGCCCGGCGAGGCGTCTTCGGCTTCCCGCGCCGGTTGAAACACCGCGTGGATAGCGGCCTGCCCACCAGCCTCGGGAAGGTAGAGAACCTCCCGCCCGAAGACCCGCAAACAGGCCTCGTCCACCCGGCTGACGGAATCAGCAAACGCCATCAGGAGATGAACGCCCCGTTCAGCCGGACCCGGCCCGTGGCGTCGCCGTCGGCCGCGGCCCTGGCAGCCACGCCGATCAGCTTGTTGCTGGTCGCGGTCTTCGTTGCGCGCTTGTTGGTGTTGTCCCAGTAGACGAGGTCGCCGGCCGACCAAGCCGTGCTCGCGCCGGTCTCGCGGGTCAGATCGAAGACACCCGCCACCTGGAACTCGCCCTCTTCGCCGCTCGCCACATCGGTCGCGGCCACCCCGAAGATGGAGCCGACCAGCGCGCCGCCTCCCGAACTCACCGCGTAGGGAGCTGTGAGGGTCAGCGTTTCTCCGCGTTGAATGAAGTTCTTCATTGATCAAGCCTCCTGTCAGCTGCCCACATTCTTTTGGAGCCCGCGCCAGTCAATCGCCTTGGCTCCGAAGTCGAGCCGCGCTTTGATCTCGACGCCATCGACATCGAAGCCCTGCCGGGTCTCGATGTACACGCCGTCCTGGCCCTCGAGGTAGGCGTACTCGATCGTGTCGATCTGGTCCGGCGAGGCGAACAGATACCAGGCCGTGGTGCTCGCCGCGTCGAGCCGGGGCTCGGCAATCGGCGTCAACGCCCGGATGTAGTCCGGCACCAGATCGGCGGACTTCGCCGGCGCGAGGTTCGGCGCGATCATCTGGAAGGCCGCCAGTTGCAGCGCCACCGGCACCACCAGATAGCGCGGCTGCACATTCAACACCGTGATGCCGTCGAGGCCCTTCTGTTTGGCCATCGCCGCCATGCCCGCGCCCAGGCCCGTCAACGCCAGCGCGCTGCCCGTGCCCGTGTTGAGGTTCGCGTGGTTGGCGTGGAACAGAGCCACGCCGTCGCCCATCGCCGGGTTCGAAGTGATGATGCCCCACACCGTATCGCTTTCGAGCGTCGCCGCCGCCACGCCGAACCCTGCGGGGATGCGCGTGAAGGCACTCAGATCGTCGTTGATGATCGTCTGGCGGGTGATCGAGACGATGCGGCCATAGGTGGCGAGCTTGTAGGTCTCCTTCGATTCGGCGATCGAGCCGTGGGTGAACTCGCCCTTTTCGTTCACCTTCATCAAGCTCGGCGCTTCGCCCAACTGCACGGCGTTGATGTTCTTGAAGTCGACCGCCGAGCGCCGCCGCGAGAACGGCAGGAAGGTGCGCGGGTAGGCTTCATAGGCCTGCCGCAGGGTCTTGTTGGCGACATCGGCAAGGATCGAAGGGAAGTCGGAGGTCGACAGGGCGAGCTTGGCGATCTCATGGCGCGGCAGCCGCTTCGTGCGCGTGCCGGCGGTTTCCAGGCACTCCTTCGCCAGATCGAGCAGCGTCTGCCCGGCCCAGTCGCGGCCGAGATCGTCCTTCAGGGGGAAGACCGCTGGATCGTAGCGGTGCAAGAGCGCCGCCATGATCCCGGCGCGGCGGGTGTCGGTCTGATCGCGCGTGACCACGGCGGCCGCGCTGCGGATGAGATTGCGCTCATCCTCTTCCGCCCGCTTGTCCAGCGCCAGCTTGCGGAACTCTTCAATCGAAGTGCCCGCCTCGACATGCTGAGCGACCAGGCGCGCATCGACATTCAACGTGCGGCCGACCTTCTCGATCTCCCGGATGCGCGTGCGTTCGGCCAGCGCAGCGGCCTGCCGCTCGGCATCGAGGTTCATCTTCAGTTCGTCACGGGCTTCTTCCCCCGTGGCGGTAACGACGGTTTCATCCATCTTCTGCTCCTGTGGGCCAGTTGCCCGTTCGAACTTGAATCCCGCGCCCGGATCGGCGCCGATGGGCACGAGCGAGACTTCCTCGGGTTCCCAGTCGGTCACCAGCACCTGGCGCATTGCCGCTCCCGCCGGCGTGACGTCTTCGATCGCGTGAACCGCTACACCCATCGAGGCGTTGCGCAGGATGCCGTCCTGGACGTCATGCCAGATGGGGTCCACGTCGGCGCGCTTCGAAAACCGCACCGTAGCCTTACCCTGGCCGTTCTCAAGCCAGGCACGGGTGATCACGCCGATGACATCGTCGACGGTGAAGTCGCGATGCCCGTTGAGCAGCGGCGCCGCACCGCTCGCCAATCGGCCCATGCGGATTGCGCCTGGCTCCATCGAGAAGCGCATCTCATAGGGCCCGCGCGCGTCGTAGCGGCGGACCGATGCGCCCGTGTACCAGGTCAGTGTCGCCGTGCGTTCGTCGCGGTCGGCTGGAGCCAGCGCCTCAAACTGGGCTTCCAGCCGTTCTCTCGTTGGGCTCATTTTGAAGCTCCTTCTGTTGGGCGCCGCTCTGCGTGACGCGGCGCGGGTCGCAGTCGAGCACGATGCCGCGCTCATCGAGCAGCCGGTTGATCTCGGCGATCTGTTCGAGCTGCGCGTCGGGGTCGTAGCCCTGTTCAGCGATCGCCTGCCGCAGCGTCAACGTTCCGGTGCGCAGGCGGTTGAGCGTTGCGACCGAGTCCTTGTACGGATCGACGCTGCCGAAACCGGGTGGCGTCCATTCGGCGCGGAACGGCCCGGGCTCGGGGATGGCGCCGGCCGCGTAGGCCACAGCGAGAAACCGCTCCCAAACCGGCGTGCACAGCATTGGAATGAAGGTCAGCCAGCGAAAACCCTCGATGCCGTTGCGGAAGCTGAGCAGCCCCGCGCGGTAGCTCGAGTAGTTCACGCGGGAGAGATCCCCGGTCAGCTGCTCGTAGGTGAGCTGCAAGCCCGTGGCAATTTGAGCCTGCTTGGCGG